GCACTCGGTCATATCAAGGCAGAACTGAAAGAATTCTTTCCGTATCGCGTCCTGCAAATCGAGACTGCCGAGGCAGACGACATTATTGGCACACTTGTTCACAAGTATGGCACACCGTTGAACACGGGCGAACCGATTCTGATCCTGTCCGGAGACAAAGACTACATTCAACTTCACACCTACGCGAACGTCAAGCAGTATGACCCGACGCGCAAGAAGTGGATTCGCCGCGACGACCCCGAGGAATATCTCCGCGAGCATATTATTCGTGGCGACGCCGGCGACGGCATTCCTAACATTCTTTCTCCCGACACCGCCTTTGTTCTGGGCGTCCGTCAGAAGCCCATCACCAAGAAACGACTCGAAGGATGGCAAGACCTAAATAACATCGACGGCGAGGCGAAGCGCAACTACCTTCGCAACAAGTCGTTGATTGATCTTGGTGAGATTCCGCAAGATATTCAAGATCAAGTAATGGAAGCGTATGAAGAACAGGCCGGCAAAGACCGCAGCAAACTGTTCAACTACTTCGTGGCGCACCGACTGAAACATCTAATGGAAGTGATTGGAGAATTTTGAATGGCTACCACACTATCGCTGGCGGAGATTGTCAACACCGCCTGCAAACTGAAAACGAAAGAGGAAAAGGTTGCGTGGCTACGCAAGCACAACTCGCTGCCTCTACGCAACATCCTGAAACTCGTGTATGACCGCAACATGAAGCTTCTGCTTCCGAATGTCGCGCCGCCATACAAACCTTCTGACTTGCCAGACTCACATGGTATGTTGTATCGTGAGACTCGAAAGCTGAAACACTTTGTTGAAGGCTTCTCGGGCAACATTACCCAGATGAAACGCGAACAACTGTTCATCCAGATGCTTGAGACGGTCGACCGCGAAGATGCGGAACTGCTTATCAAGATGATCGCACAGAAACCGCTGAAAGGTCTGACAGCGGAGACTATCAACGAAGCCTTCCAGACTGAATTGGTGCCTGTGAAGGCAACCAAGACCAAAGAAACCACCAAAGAGTAAGGGAAATGTCCAAGAAATTCCGAGACTGGCGGGAAGATTACGAAGTCGAAGAAGTCAAATTCAAGAAGCGAGACGGCAAGCGTTACGACAAAAAGAAAGACAAGATTCGTAACGCTCGCAAGAACAAGCGGAAATTGAAGAATGCTTGGCTGAACACCTAACAGAAAGTGACTAGATTATGAACCTACATGACAAACTGATACTCACCGACGCCGACGGCGTGCTTCTTGCTTGGGAACACGCGTTTGATGAATGGGCCCACAAAAAGGGCTACAAGAAAGAACGTGAGGACGTTTACGGTATGGACGAGTGTTACGGTATCTCGCCCGATGAAGGTCAATACTTGATCGACCGTTTCAACCAGTCCGCATGGATCGGTTGGTTGTCACCGCACCGCGATGCGCTCAAGTATGTGAAACTATTGCACGAAGAACATGGTTTTGTGTTCCGTGTTATCACATCTTTCGAAAAGGACATGTATTCGGTCCGTCTGCGAGAAATGAACCTACATCGTCTCTTTGGTCAGAACGTGTTCGAATCCATCCATTGCATCGGTGAAGATGACAAAGAACATTATCTTGAACCATACCGCGATACAGGTTGTATCTGGTTGGAGGACAAACCGTCCAACGCTGTGAAAGGCGCAGAACGTGGCTTGAACACCTTCCTGTTTCGCCATCCCTACAACGAGAATTTCTATCACCCTGACATTCAAAAGGTGACGACTTGGAGGGAACTCTACAGTCACATTGCCTAAATAGTCCAGTGAAGAACGAAGTGAAGGCGGTCTTCGGGTCGCCTTTTTTCTTAGGAGGTAACATGCCACTATATGACTTTATGAATGAAGAAACCGGTGAGATTGAGTCTCACCAAATCAAGATCGCAGAGTATGATGAATTCTGCGAACAAAACCCCCATCTCAAAAGAAGATTGTCGGCGCCGGGTTACGCGGATGCCGCGCGGCTAGGTGTGACCAAAACGCCCGAGAGTTTCAACCAATTGGTGAAGAACATCAAAAAGAGGTATAAGCACTCGACAATCGAAACCAGATAAGGATCATCAAATGGTCGCTAGACAACAAAAAAGACTAACCAAGAGAGAAAAGCGCCGTCTAAAGCAAGAGGGAATCCTATCAGACGATAATCGACTTACAAGTAGGTCCAATATCGCCAAGTATATTCAACCCATGACACGAAATCAAGAAATCGCATTCGAGTCCTGGGACGAAGGTTATCACTTGATGCTACATGGCATTGCCGGCACAGGCAAAACATTCCTCGCACTCTATTTTGCACTACGCGAGGCAATGAAACATTCGACTCCATACGAAAAAGTCTATATTGTTCGATCTACAGTATCAACCCGCGACCAAGGTTTCCTACCTGGTTCACAGAAACAAAAAGAAGCGGTCTACGAAGAAGTCTACCGCGAAGTCGCACAAGAACTATTTGAGAGGGGCGACGCTTACGACATTCTCAAGCAGAAGAACCTTGTGGAGTTTCGTTCTACATCTTTCCTGAGAGGCGTCACGTTCAAGAAATGCATCGTGGTCGTGGACGAAGTCCAGAACATGACAGACGGCGAACTACACACCGTCATGACCCGTATCGGTGAGAACGCGCGAATCATCTTTGCGGGCGACGTGAAGCAAGACGACCTCACAAGCGAACGCAAGAAAGAATACTCCGGTCTAAGGGACTTCATGCGTATCATCCAACAGATGCGAGAATTTGACTTCGTGGAGTTTACGGCGGACGATATCGTTCGAAGCGCACTGGTCAAGTCATACATCCTTGCCCGCGACCGCCTGGGTCTATAAATATGTGGTACCTAGGAGAGATAGTAACGGATTTGGACGGTTCTTTAGCCGTCCAGATTCGAGCAGATCACCTCAAGCAAATGGGTTGGGACGAACAAACCCTGCTTGAATGGATGATAGAGGAAGAAACGAATGAGAGAGAATCAAAAACGTCTGAGGGTCGTTGAAATAGACGGAAAAAGAAAGACGTTAAGCGTCACCGAAGAAGAACTTCAAAATTTTATGAACGAAAACAATAACGCTGTTCTGATAAGGTAATGCCAGTTGTCAATACTTCAATCACGTTTACCAACATTGCCAGCGCTGAAGGCGCTGACCAATATTTTGTCGCAAATACTGGACTACCGCCTGTCTATCAAGGGCAAGAGTGGCGAATTAACGTTGACTTTATCGCTGAAGCTGAAGAAGGAGAGGTTGACACCTTCAGCGTTGTTGGTGTATCATATTCTGGAAACTCTGCTTTTGCTGATTCTACCTCGACTGATTCGGTCAGTTTGACACCTGGTATCGATCCTTTCGATAGCACGTTTACATTTATCGACTTTGTGAATGGTCAATATACGACATACGAGAAAGAGGTGGACGAAGCGCGAGCAGACGGTTTTTCCGCGTTGACGCGATGGGACCCACCGCCGCAATCTGTTCTGAACTTCACACACACTTTCGACGTGACGGTTCGAAACAACACGACAATGGCGAACACGGTTCTACAGGTTGTTGAAACGAGTAACATCTATTTCGAGTATCCGCCTTACACACAATTGGTCGTTGATCTAGTGTCAGAAGGAGCATTCTAATGCCAGCAGCATCATACGACGGTCACCAATCGACCACGGGACACCCTTGTGATCCCGTCACCGGTGTTATTGCGGCCAGTCAGACCAAGGTGTTCATCGAAGGCATTCTAGGTCTGGTTCAAGGCGATCCGACCGCGCCGCACACCATTCTATCGGGCGACTCTTGTGTGCCACACTCCGCACAGATCAACGCCGGATCATCCAAGGTTTTCTATCAGGGCATTTCCGCAGCGCGCATTGGCGACTCATGCGATGGTGGTGCCATGATCCAAGGATCGTCAAAGGTCTTTGAAGGAGGATAAATGTTTCGTCATGTGAATATGAAGGCGCTGCCTGAGTTGGTCGAAGAAACTCTATCGACTGGCAGAACCTATGTGACACCCGAAGGCAACAAGTATCCTTCTATCACGACTGTCCTCAAGGTTCGATCCGAAGAAGGCATACGCGCATGGCGCGAGCGCGTGGGTGAGGAAGAAGCCAAACGCGTTATGAGACAGGCATCTATTCGAGGCACCGCGGTTCACGAACTCGCAGAACGATACCTGAACAACGACCCAGACTGGAAGAAAGGCGCCATGCCGATCAATCTGCATACGTTTATGCAGCTGAAACCAATCCTTGACAATCGCGTGGACAACATCTGGGCACAAGAGGTGCCACTATACAGTGATCGTTTCCGCATCGCAGGTCGTGTTGACCTTATCGCAGAAATGGACGGCGAACTCACGGTCATTGACTTCAAGACAGCGCGCAAAACGAAGAAGTCGGAGTGGATCGACAACTACCGACTACAGGCATCTTTCTACGCTGCCGCGTTCTATGAGAGAACACAGACCCCCATCCGAAAATTTGCCATCCTTATCTCACCCGACGGCGGCGATCCTCAGGTTTTTACCGGCAGCACACATGAACATCTGCCCGAACTTCTCAAGGTAAGAAAAGAGTATGCCGCCAAATTTGGCGCTTGACACCTGATTCCACATGACTATATTATGACAAGAAAGGATAGAGTATGTCGTATAGCAAACGCACCTGTGTTGACTGTGGTTTTCGTAATATTCAACCGAAAATGATACAGGTTGAACGTCCTGTGAAAACAGGCAAGTCCCAAGGCAGCAACCTGGATTGGGAGCCTTTTTCGGGCACAGAGCTTCACAACGCGCAATCGGCCGCCATATCTTCAATTCTTCGAAACGCAACTACTATCGTTTCAAAAAAGTCTGGCTCTGTTCGGACTGTGCAAATTCAAAATGAGGCAAACAATGTTCGTAGCGAAACCTAACCTGAATGACAACCGAGGCATGAAACAGTTTCCGACCAAGAAGGAAGCCGTGGAGTATCTCGAAAAATACACCGGCTTTGAAATGTCGTGGGAACGCAACAAGAAAACCGGCGAGATTACCTATGACTGGGAACTGATCGGAAAGCTGTATCCGGCATGAGATTGTCAGATTTGGAAAGCACGATGCCCGGTCACACCGGCGACCGGGCATCGAGTCTGAGACGATTGAAGTCAAATATCGAAGAACGGTATCCGAACATCACTGTCCGTGATATCTCTTATCACGACCTCGAATGTTACTGGCTTCGTGCTGAGTGTAAAGGTATGTCCTTCAACATCACACACGAATTGTTTGAAGATGGCATACTGGAAAGTGTTTTTGGAAATGACAATCACAGCGTTTCGTGACGAATACCGTTTTCTGTCAAACTTCTGGCCTGCGCCCGTGGAGGGTCCGGGCCAGATCGTTTTTCCGACGGTAGAACACGCGTATGTTGCGTGGAAAACAGACAACCCGGTTCTGTGGAAAGAAATCGCGACCATCGAACACCCTGGTCGCGCCAAACGTCTTGGTCGCATTGCCGCGGCAATGCGACCAGACTGGGACAAGATCAAGTTGCCGATCATGCGCAATTTGATCTGGCAGAAATTTCAAGACCCCGAGTTGTTTCGTATGTTGCAAGAGACGAAGCCACATGAAATTATCGAAGGTAACACATGGGGCGACACGTTCTGGGGCCAATGCCCGATTGGCACAGGTCATAACCACCTCGGAAAAATTCTCATGGAAGTGCGAGACAACCCCTTGCTTTCTCCGTAGAATCATCTATATTTAAGGTGTAACAGTGAGAAAGAGGTGCCCGATGGATTATCGCGTTGACAATCTGACTGCTGCCGACCGCCGCGTAAACGAGCGTCTGACGATTATCGCCGCTCGGGCGGTGACGTTGCCGCGTTCAAGGCGCGGTTCATGGCGGGCGACAAAGAAGCCATCCAGCGTATGGTCGAAGTGATCGAGCGCTACGGCGCGGCGATTGAAGCCGAAGAAAACGCTTGACTTCGCTTGCGAATCGCCTATACTGATACTGTGAGAAACAAGAAAGGTTACATCATGAACGTCCAAGCAGCACACGAAGCCGCCCTTGAAGCCGCAAAAGCCGCAGGCGACGCCTGGCTGGCAAAATACGGCGACCGCGATGCCTGCGGCTTCGCGTGGGTCAACTTCTACGTTGGCGGTCGCACGAAAGCCGGTCGCGAACTGAAAAAGATCGAAGGTGTCCGTCGGTCGTGGGAAGGCGGCCTCCAGCTCTGGAACCCGGCGACGAAGGTCGGCATCTACGTCCAGAGTGTCGGCGCGCTCGAAGCGGCCGCTCAGGGTTACGCCGCGAAATTCCGGGAACTGACCGGCATCAAAGAGGTCTACGCGGGTTCGCGGTTGGACTAAGGAGAGAGAAAATGTTGGACGAAAAAACGAAACAACTGGTCACCTGTATGGCTGCGATCTGTGGTCCTATCTTTTCGACAAATCCCGTTGCGTGGTATGAGCTTGAAAAAGCAGGCATCACCCGAGAATCCATGAAAGAACAGGTCGACCGCGGTGAGTGGCGCGGTCCGGCACCTGTCTTTGAAAATGCGCCGGACCGCGACAGCGATATCTGGAAATACATGGTCGATAACGCTTGACATTCTCAGAGAATCACTTATATTGAGAGTGTAACAGAAAGAGAGGTCACTATGGCTTACATGTCGCAAGAGAAAAAGAAGCAACTCGCCCCGGGCATCAAGGCCGTTCTGAAAGAATACGGCATGAAAGGTTCGATTGCGGTTGACAACTATTCGTCTCTTGTCGTCAATCTGCGCGAAGGTCCGATTGACTTCGGCGGCGACCGCATCCAGGTCAACCCTTACTGGGTGCGTGAGCACTATGAAGGCAAGGCTCGCGACTTTCTGACCAAGCTGGTCAAGGCGATGAACGTCGGCAACCATGACAACTCCGATATCATGACCGACTACTTCGACGTTGGTTGGTACATCGTTATCAACGTTGGTCGGTGGGACAAGCCCTACAAGGTGACCGCATAATGAACGAAGAAGTCCTTCGAATCCTGAAACAGAAATCGCCGGCGGAAGCTCTCCGCCGGATCGACCAGGCGATTGCAGAGACGCAACGCCTCATTGACAAGGAATCTCGGTATTCGCCGGAATTCCGAAACATCAAACTGTTGGCCGACTACGGCGACCATCTGGCAAAACTTCAACTTTACCGAGTGGAGATTCAATCATGTTGACCATTCTTTCCTGGATGATTTTCATCCCAACTGGCGTCTGGTCGGTGATTTGCGCGTGGGTTATTTTCGATGCTTGGGTCACAGACAAACCTTTCATCTTTGCAGGATGGACCGACTTCAAAGGCGTCATTCTGCCGATGATCGCATTTTTTCTGAGTGGAACCCTATCTTTTCGGCTTGTAATCCTCCACGAATCACTTATATTAGACTCGTAAGACGAAACGAGAGAGGCAACGACATGAACACTGCTCAGATCATCCTGTCCCAGATCAAAGCACTCGACAAGTGGGCCATGGGCGCCTGGGCGCGAAAGACCTTGTGAACATGGGTGACGGTCTGAAATTCAAGACCGGCGGCATGGTTCGGTGGAAAGGTTATGTCTACGTCAAGTATGACGAAGGTCGCGACCTCTACAACATCGACTTCTTTCGGCTTCGGAAGCTCGAAATCAAGATGGACAAGCAGGTCGAAGGTGTCTATGCCGAAGACCTGGTGCGGATCATCGACGAACAGGTGGGTTGATGAAAAAGAAAATCTGGATCGTTGTCATGATTGACCACTACGGTGGCGACATGCTGGACTGTTGGTGCACCTTCAACAACTACGATGGTTTGAAGGTGTTTCACAACGAAAAGGACGCGCAAGACTTCGCAAACACATACGAGAAAAACCACTATGCAGCTTCGGCTCGAATCGAACAGGTGGAACTATGATCTGGCGTCGGTGGAAATATCGTGTCCGAGATTGTAAGACCCGCATGGTCGGACACTATGAGACCTTGGAAGAGGTCGTGGAACTTTTTGGACCTGATCCCTGGTTGATCGGTCTGCTCGAAGTCGGTTGTTCTGTCTCGGATGGTCAACGCTACAAAATCGACGTTCGCGGCGCCTACTGCGACAACACATGGGAAATCTGATATGACGTATGACGTGAGAGGTTCAATCTGGTTCGGCAATATCGGAATCGTCCGGGTCTATCCTGAATACGGTGAACCTAAATATTACATCGGCGCGGGCCAGGGTCTTGACCGGTAAGCCGATGAACAACACATTGCCGCATGGGGACAGAAAGTCCATTATGAGATTGTGGCTGCGTTTCTCCAAGGAGACGGATGATGCTTCGAAGGTTGATTGGATGGTTTCGACCGCCGGCTCCACAACCCAAATACAACGTTTACGCTCGGAGCAATCTGGTCGCCCAGACTTACACCAAGGCAGAGGCTTTGGAGTGGTTGGACGGTGTTTTTAACGAGCTCGAAGCGCAAGATCACCGCGGACGTTCTGGGTTCGGCGGCACCTACAACCTGAAACGAGACGCACGCCGCAAAGCCTTTCTGAACCAGTGCCGTATCGAAAGGATCAAAGATGCTCACCAACGAATTTGAATTCGACAACACGACCACCACCGTCATGAATGATGAAGGATCGGTTCCTGATGTAAAGGTTATCATCAACGACGATGGTGTTTACATTGAACAATTCCTGAACGAAAACATCGACGTGGCGACAACAATTTTCTTGACACACGAAATGTTTCGCGATATGATTCTGGCGACACAACTGCCTGAGGGTTCATATACTGTCCGATGAATATCACAATCCTTTAAGATAAGATTTCATCGTGGAGTAATTTACTCCTTGTGATTCCGCGAATTCACGGCGTTCCATATTGCTCTGTAAAAAGAGTTTACGGTATTTCGCTCTTTTTTCTTCTTTTTCTCGCGATCTTTTTTCGTCGTACCATTTTCTAGATTCAACGATTTTTTCCATATGTTCTTTGGATTTTTTGACGCCTATAAGCCCTTTGTTCCCTTTGGCATTAGTATTGCCCATTAGTTTTTGTCTATGTGAATCCGATTTCGGTTTTCTCATTTTCATTTTTGTTTCTTCTGACCTTTTTTTACCTTTTAGAGCGTGAGACCTAGCTAATCTAGAACACTCATACAGTTTTGAACCCATAACTCTTTTTTGATATGGGTTGTTGACGCCCATCATCGCAAACGCATGGCATATTTTAGGATTGTCCGGATAACACTTCCAGAGAAAATAATGAGCCAAATAATGGGCCCGGGGCGGCATTGAAACGAGATTTTCCTTTTCGTCACCGCCACCAAGACATTTTGGTAATATGTGGTGCACTTCTACATATCCTTCTGCGATCCAGTTTTTATAGAAGTCCATCAATTTTTCGTATCTTTTCTTGTATCTTTCCATTGCCGGTGCCTCCTTGTTGTGTTATTATTTATACAGAATCAGACTTTGATGGAGGACAAAATTAACATTTTTGTTTTATCTGAGTGTCCCGTAGAAGCGGCAAAACTCCAGTGCAATAAGCACATAACGAAAATGCCCACAGAATCGGCACAAATGCTCTGCACGGTTCACCGTATGCTTGATGGCAAGTATGAGGCGAGGCGGTCAAAGTCCGGTCGCAAACTAGACTATTGGGTGTTGCCCGACGAACGCGAAGAGCTGTTCTACAAGCCGGTGCATATGAATCATCCTTGCACCATCTGGACAATGCAGAACTTCTCCAACTACGAGTGGCACTATATCCATTTCATCGCTCTGTGCGAAGAATACACCTACCGTTACGGTCGTGTCCACGCCTGTCAAGAGAA